AAATGAATTACAAATGGCAAATACTGGAACTAAGCGCAGAGGGTGAATTAATCACCCATGCAAAGTACCATTTAAGCCTGACTGACGGTACAAACACGGTTGATACTGAGGGCAACTGGTATTTTGCCAATCCTGTTGCTAACATTCCTTTTAGTCAAGTTACAGAAGAATTAGTCTCAGAATGGATAGAAAATGAATCTATGAGGGATGGAAAAAACCTCATAAAATCAAGATTAGAGGAACAGATTGCCTTGCTTGAAAAATCAAAAGTAGTTGTTCCTCCTTGGAAACCACAAGTTTTCACACCTAATTTAGGATAAATATGAGTCAAGCTATAGACATCATTTCTAGGGCATTAAAGGATATTGGAGCTTTGGAGGCTGGGGAGACACCAACTCCAGAATCTGCCCAAGATGCTTTTGACATGCTCCAAGACATGCTAGACCAATGGTCTAATGAAAGCATGATGGTGTTTTATAAGAATGAGATTATTTTTCCTTTAATTTCTGGACAAACCCAATACACCATAGGGCCTGGGGGTCAAATTGGAGCCATATTTACTGGTTCTATTTCTGGAAATATCCTCACCATTACCTCAATTCAATCTGGTGGAATTTCCATAGGAATGACACTCTCTGGGTCAGGCATTACTAATGGCACAAAGATACAGCAAATGCTCACAGGAGCTGGTGGGAATATAAATGAGGCAGGCACTTACCTCTTAAATGTTAGCTATTCAGCACCCATTTCTAGTGAAACCATCAATGCTTATTACTACAGACCTTTGGCTATAAATTCTTGTTTTGTCAGAATTAACACATATTCCAATGGTCAGCCCATCACAAATGGTGGATTAGATTATCCTGTTTCTGTTCTAAATATTGAACAATATGAGATGATTGGCTTGAAAACTTTAAATGGCCCTTGGCCTAAAGCTCTGTATTATGAGCCTACAGAAACATTGGGAAATCTATATGTTTGGCCTAATCCTAGCCAAGGTGAAATGCATATATTTGTGGATCAATTGTTCCAACAATTTACCTCAATTAATGACAATATTGCTTTGCCACAGGGTTACACAATGGCAATGAGATGGTGTTTGGCTGAAAGATTAATGCCTATGTATGGAAAGGCAAGTCAAACCCAGATTGGGATGATTATGAAATACGCGGCTCAGGCCAAAGCCACAGTAAAAAGAACAAACATGAAACCTCCAATGGTTTCTACATATGCTGATTCTTTGTTGGTTGGCAGACAAAAAGATGCGGGTTGGATCTTATCTGGCGGGTTTTTTAGATGAGGAGCATAAATGCCTGAATTTGGCTTTGTTGGCCCTAGTTATGGTGCTCCCTCTATCTACCAAGATGACCAAGAGTGCATTAACTGGAGGCCTGAGATTGACCCACTTAAACAGCCTGGCACTAGGGGTGTGGTTGCTCTGTACCCAACTCCTGGCCTCACCACTGTGGTTTCATTTCAGAATCAGGCTCCAGTTAGGGGATTAAGAGCTGTCTCAGGATCCAATCAATTAGTAGCTGTCTGTGGTCAATATGTTTATTCACTGACATCTAGCTTAGTTCCTACAATTATTGGTCAATTAACTACCTCAAGTGGTCAGGTAGGAATTACTGATAATGGAACCAATGTCTATATTGTGGATGGTCAAAATAGATATACATGGAGGATTTCTAGTCCCTCATCTGCTGTTTTTACTGCCACAATTTCAGGAACCACATTAAATGTGACTGCTGTGACCAATGGAACCATAGCTGTTGGACAAGCATTATTTGGCATTGGTGTAGCTAATGAAACAGTGATTACAGCCCTTGGATCTGGATCTGGAGGCATTGGGACATACACAATTAATTTGTCTCAGACTGTATCAACAGCAGAGAGGATGAACTCTGCCAATGTAGCGGCAACACTGACAGGATCCATTTCAGGCACAACTCTGACTGTGACAGCCATTACAGGGACACTGTACCCAGGCCAGACCATCCAAGGAACCAGTGTAGCAACCAAGACTGTAATCACAGCTCTAGGCTCACAGACTGTATTGAGTGGCTCTATAGTGACTGCAGGCACTGGCTATGCTGTCAATGATATTGTGACTATTGTGGGTGGTGTTTATGGGCAAAGCCCAGCCACATTCACAGTGACCTCAATCAGCACTGGAGGAGTGGTTACAGGACTTTCACTGACTAGCCCTGGAGCCTACACAGCCACACCTACAAACCCTGTTTCTGTGACGGATTCAGGTGCTGGTACTGGGTTGACCTTAAACTTAACCTTTGGCACAGGCTCTGGTGGAACTGGATCTTATATAGTTTCAGGCTCTCAAACTGTTAGCTCAGAAACCCTTTATGCTCTGAACTTTACTATTTTGCCCTCTAGTGATGGTGCATTTAGTAGTGCAGATGTGGTGGATACTGTGGACAATTATTTTGTCTATAACAGGCCAAATACCCAACAATGGGGTGCAAGTAATCCACTTTCACCTATTTCTTATTCACTGAGTTTTGCCTCAAAAGATGGCTCTCCTGATAATTTAGTGTCTTTAATTGTTGACCATAGGGAAGTTTATTTATTAGGGGAAGTATCTTCTGAGGTTTGGGTAGATACTGGAACTTATCCATTTCCATTTCAGAGAATCCCTGGCACAAGCACTCAGCATGGCATTGTGGCTCCATTTTCTGTGGCTAGATTAGGCAATTCTTTTGCTTATTTAAGCAGAAATATCAGAGGCCAATCTCAAATTGTTCAGATGAATGGTTATATTCCACAAAGAATATCCACTCATGCTGTTGAAAATACCCTAGTCAATGAGTATGTTGAGGATGCAATTGCCTTTACTTATCAGTTAGAGGGACATGAAGTTTATGTCATTTCTTTCCCAACTTTGGATTTAACTTGGGCATTTGATATAACCACAGGAATGTGGCATAAATGGCTTTGGTGTGATAACAATAATAAATTCCACAGACATAGGGCTAATTGCTCTGCTGTGTTTCAGAATATGGTTTTGGTTGGGGATTGGCAAAATGGTCAGATTTACATGCTTGACCCATCCAATTACACAGATTCTGGTCAATTTATTAGGAGGGTCAGAAGAGCACCTCATTTGGTCAGTGACTTGCAAAGGCAATTTTTTGATGAGTTGCAGATCCAGTTTCAGCCTGGTGTGGGGACTGTAGGGCCAACTGTGGTCACAGGCAATGTAGTGGGTCAAAACCTAATAATTGCTCCAACTCAGACCTTTACTATTGGTGTAAATGACATTATCATCATTGGTGTTCCAAATCAATTATTGTCTAGCCAAGTCCAAAGTTATCCACAAGCTATGCTCAGATGGTCTAGTGATGGTGGATCTACATGGTCTAGAGAATATTGGGTAACTATTGGTCAAGAGGGAAGATATAGAAACAGGGCTATTTGGAGAAGGCTTGGAACTGCTAGGGATAGAGTTTTTGAGGTTTCCATGACTGACCCTGTATTTGCTGTAATTGTTTCCTCTAATCTGAAAGCAAGTCAGGGAGAATCATGACCACACAAATCAAGGCTTATCCACAGACAGAGTTATTGGATCAATCAACTCAAAGGCCAAGTAGAGCTTGGCTACAGTATTTTCAGAATTTGTTGAATTTCACATCATCACCTACAGCCACAAAGGGAGGAGCTATTTTGCCTAGTGCTCCAGTAGGGTTTATGAATGTAACAGTAAATGGGCAAAACTTCAAAGTTCCTTACTATAACCAATGAATCATTCAGATATTTTTAAGACCTTAGAGGGTAGGATGGACTTTGATCCTAAAACAGTCCATAACTTTTCTGATGGTTTGTATGCCAAAGAAATGACCATCCCAAAGGATTTCTTTGTGGTTCAGCACATCCATAGCTTTAGTCACTTGAGTATTTTGGCTAAAGGCAAGGTTATTGTGAGAACTGATAATTCTGAAAATACTTATAGTGCTCCTAGCTGTATTGAAATAAAATCTGGTATACACCATTCAATCCAAGCATTGGAGGATTCTGTTTGGTTTTGTATTCATGCCACTGATGAAAAAGATGAGTCTAAGGTGGATGAAGTTTTGATTAAAAGGGGTTAATTATGCCAATTGGAGTAGGAACCGCATTACTTGCATCTGGTGGTTTAAGTGTATGGGGTGCTAACAAACAGGCTAATGCCGCACAACAAGCCGCGCAGTTGCAATACCAAGCCGCACTGCAAGCCATTGCAGAGCAAAAGGCTGAATTCAACACCATTCAACAACAACAAGCTCCTCAAAGACAACTTGGTTATAACTCTATTAATCAACTTGGTTCACTTGGATCTGGTGCTTATCAGACTTATGATGCTAATGGAAACCCAACAGGAACCTCCACAGGGTCTGGTTATTTAACTCATCAATTTGGATCTGGTGATTTAAATGCTCAAATGGCTCCTAACTATGGTTTTGTGCTTGACCAAGGCCAAAGGGCTACACAAAATGCCAATAATGTGGGTGGAGGTTTGATAGGTGGAAATGCACTTACTGGGTTACAAAATTACACACAAGGGTTGGCTGGGACTCAATACCAAAATGCTTTTACTAATTACCAGAATCAAAGAAATAATATTTATGGGATATTGGCTGGACAGGCAGGCATTGGTCAAACAGCCCAAAGTGCTGTGAACACTGCGGGCCAAAATGCCACAAACAACATTAGCAGTCTTGGAGTTGGTGGAGCTAGTGCTTTGGGTCAAGGCCAAATTGCATCTGCCAATGCTTATGGTGGACTTACAAATACTTTGGGAAGTGGTGCTACTTTATGGGCATTGCTAAATCAAAAGCCTAATGTACAAGCTCCACAAGGCTATGATCCAAATGCAACAATTGGCCCTAATACTCAATCTGGTGGTGTGCCAGGTGCACAAGCATAAGGACTAACATGGCAGGCTTTAATTTTTCACCTATTGCAATTCAACCACAGCCTCAGACATCTCTGGGGGATATGCTTAATATTGCTAAAGGAGCACAGGCTTATCAACAGGCTCAACAATTAAATCCTTTGCAAATTGAGCAAGCTCAAAAGGCTTTGCAAAAACAGCAAATGGATATTGAGCAAGCTAGGATGATGAATCCAATAGCTTTAAAAGAGGCTCAAGCTAGGGCAGAATCTGCTGTTACTGGAGCACAAAAAGCTAAACAAGATTTTTTAGTTTCTGGTGAAAATTATTCAAGACAAATGATTAATTCTTTGCCAAAAATAGATGAATTTACAGATGAAAAGTCTGGTGAAGTAAATCAAAGAGCATTAACAAAATCTTTAGAAATTATTAGAAAAGGAACTGAGGCTGTAGGATTGCCCAAACATCCATCTAATCTTTTAGGTCAATTAGAAGAGGCTATTGCTAACAAAGATTATGATGCTTATGAAAAGCTAAGAAGCATAGCGGCTAAAAGTTCTGGAACAACATCTGAGCAATATGCGGCCAAATTTCCTGCAACTCAATTTCTTGGAACTGGTGGTGAATTTAATCCAATTGCTGGAGGTAATCCTGATATTACTGGAGTTGCTCCAGGAACTTTAAGAGGTAAGCCACTTGTTGCTACACCATCACCATTGCCTTATTCACAAAGGATGGTTGATACAAATACTAAAGATATTTCAGGTAATCCAATATTTAATGTTATGGATGACAAAGGCAGAGTAATTGGACAGACTACTGTTCCTGCATCTGTTCCTCCAAATGCTATGCCTGGAGCCAAAACAGGTCAAACAGCAGAACCAACTTTGCCAGTTACAAGAGTTCCTTTTGAAAATGAGGAAACAGTAAAAACTGCTAAAGCAATTCAACAAAAAGCTATTGAACAAAGACTAACAGTTCCTCAAAGTACATACAACTACAATCAAATTATTGATTTGGCTAATAAATCCATTACTGGAGTTGGTGCACAAACAATTGCAAAATTGGGTGGTGGTTATTCTGCAATTCCTTGGACATCTGATGAAACAAGTAATCTTCAACAACTTGGTCATTACATGGCTTTACAAACTGGAAATCTTGCACAACAAGCTGGTTTAGGCACTGACCAAGGAAGATCAATTGCCCAAGAACAAATTGGAACTACTAATTGGACAAATGATGCAATTAAGTCCACAGCTAGAACAAATAGAGCATTGGTTACTGCATCTGATTTGTATGGATTAGGAATGAGTAATGCAATTAAAAAAGCAGGCAACAATCCATTAGCAGGCAGAGATTACATGGAAAAATGGGCATCAGTTGCTGAAATTGATGCATTGAAATATTATGATGCTATAAAAAACAAAGACAAAGTAGAAATAAGAAAAATTATAGATAAAGTTGGTGGGCCAAATTCTGAAGGCTATGCAGATTTAATCAAAAAATATAACAAAATTTATTCACTTGTAACTGGTAATCAATAATGACTATTTTAAGTTTAGATGAATTAAATAGTGCAGTTGATGATGTTTATGGCAAGAAAAAGCCAACAGATATTATTGCTCCAAAGAAAAGCAGTATGTCTAGTTTTAATCCTAGTCAACCAATGGCTGATGTTGTAACTCAATCAACTAATAACCCAGATATTTATCATCCACTTGATTTACATAAGGCTGTTTTAGATGTTTATTCTGAACCTCCATCTCCAGAGCCAAAAGGCAGAGTTACAGGATTTTTAGGTGATTTAGGAAAAGGTTTTGCATCACTTGCTGATGTTGCTTGGTCTCCAGTTCCAACTGCTTTAGGAGCAGTAACACAGGCTTATGTAAACCCTTTAACAAATCCACAAAGAGCAGAAAAAATAGGTGGTGCTGTAAGTGGATTTTTAGAAAAACCTGTTGGTAAGTTTTTTGGTGTTACAGAAGATCCTGCTTATAAACAAGAATTAAGTAATCAAATCAGCCAAGTTATTGGTGAATATGGAAATAAAGGTGCAGATTTTATATCAAAGAAAACTGGAATTCCTGTTGAGCATGTAAGAAACATGCTTAATATAGCAAGTTTTGCTATTCCAGAAATTGGATCAGAATTAAAGCCTGTTGCTAAAGCAATAACAAAACCTATTGTAGAAGAAGCTAAATTAATATCTGGTGCTTTAGGTCAAAAAATTCCTAAAGTAAAAATAGAACTTCAAAAACAATTAGAACAAAAGAAAGTTCCTGAAATTACTCAAAATCTTGAAAAATTAGAACAAGACTTTCAACAGAAAAAAGCTAATCCTACAGGGACAGAACCAAATCAGCAAGTGGTACAAGAGGATAATGCTCCTCCAGTTGTACAAGATTTGGGAACTGCCAAACCTACAACTCCAGAGGCAGAGTTTAAAGAAGTTCATTATGGAGAATCTGGCTTGCCATTGGATGAGCAATATGCTAGAGCTAAGACAGCTCAAAAAGTATTGGGTGAAGATCATCAGGCTGATTTATCTGCTATTGAAGGTAAAGGAAAAGAAAGAGCCACAAATTACCAGACATCAAAAACTGATACAGCTCTAGGCAATTACTTGGCTGAAAGATTTGCTGATGAGCAAAATAGAATTAATGCTTATCAATCAAAATTAGTTAAAGATACTGGTGGAACAGAAGGACTTGATGAGTCTGCTGTTTACAAAAGAGGAAATACTATTTTAGAGCCTCTTAAAGGTCTTGAAGATTATTTTGACAAGAAAACAGAAGAAATTTATAAAGCTAGGGATGAACAAGGCAAATCAATTCCTGTTATAGCAAACAAAATAAATGAAACACTTAATGACAGAACTTTAAGTGAAATTTCTGATCCCGCTGAAAGATTAGCAAAGACATCTAAAATTAAACTTCAGCAATTAGGCATGATGGATGAAAAAGGTAATTTATTGCCTACTGATGCCTATCATTCAGAATTGTTTAGAAAATGGTTAAATCAAAATTATGATCCAAAAGCTAATCAATTACACAAGGCATTAAAAGGTGCAGTGGATGATGATGTATTATCTAATATGGATACTAACTCACCACTTTACAAAGATGCTAGGCAATTGGTAGAACTTAGAAAAAATACTTTGGATAATCCAAAAGGAATATCTAATATTCTTGAGGCTAATGGGCCAAAAGATATTAATAGAAAAGTTGATGTTGAGAAAATTCCTCAAAACATTACTAATATGCCTGTGGATCAATTTACCCATGTAATTGATACTTTAAAAAGTATGCCTAATGAGTTGCAACCACAAGCTCAAAAAGCAGTAGGTGAAATTAAAGCACATTTTGTAAACCAAATGGCAGATAAAAATCCTGCACAATTAACCAAATTTTTAAATAGCAATAAAGAAGTCATGACTAGATTATTTTCTCCAGAAGAGATGGAGAATATAAGAGACTTTCATAATGCAAAGCATATATTTAAAACTGACACTGGTTATCCAGGCTCTGCCGCTCAGACCATAAACATAGAAAAGAAACTTGGTCAAAAAATAGGTGAAATGGCAATTAACAAAGGACTTCCATTAGGAGCTGAATTTGTAACTGGTGGTCATGGAATGGGAGTTCCTGCACTTGTTACAAGTCATTATTTAGAAAAAAGAGCCATTAAAAAGAATGCAGAGGCTCAAGCAACAACAGAAAAACAATCCTTTGAAAATGCTCAAAGTAGATTTATTCCAATCAAAGATTTATTAAATAAGGACAATAAATGAGTGTCAATCTTTCACCCATAGGTAATGGATTTCAATTCTTTACTACCACTGGATTGCCATTAAATGGTGGATTTATCTACACCTATCAGGCAGGCTCCACAACTCCTCTGACCACTTACTCAGACAATGGTGCAGTTTTTCCTAATACCAATCCTATTGTTTTGGGAACAGATGGTAGGCCACAAAATGAGATTTGGTTGACTTATGGCTATAACTACAAGTTTGTATTGACTGATAGCAATAATGTGACTATTCAGACTTATGATAATTTGTATGGAATTATTGGAGTTCAATCTACAAGTGGTGGTGGTGGAGCTTATGTTCCATCAGGCTTGATTGCAATGTGGTCTGGAGCTATTGGAGCTATTCCTAGTGGATGGTTGCTTTGTGATGGTACTAATGGAACACCAGATCTAAGATCATCTTTTATAGTGGGTGCAGGCTCCACTTACTCACCAGGTGCTACTGGAGGCTCTACAGATGCTATTGTGGTGTCACATACTCACACAGCTACATCTAGCTCTACCTCTACGGTGACTGACCCAGGCCACTTCCATGCTTACCAAAAGGCTACAGTAACAGCTCCTCAGTCTGGTAGTTCAACTGCAGTATTTACAGCAAATTCATCTGCTAATACAGATTCAGCAACAACTGGAATATCTGTAGCAACATCCACAACAACTACAAATCAAAGCACTGGTGTAAGTGGCACAAATGCTAACCTACCTCCTTACTATGCTTTAGCTTACATATTCAAATCATGAGTACAGAATCACCCATAGATCTTGTTAAGTATGGTGTTCTTTGGCAAAAAGTAGAGAACATGGAACAAAAGATTGACAAGCTAGAAACAGGCATGGAAGAGTTGCTCAAACTTGCTAACCAAGGTAGGGGTGGGTTTTGGGCAGGGATGGCAATAGTCTCTGCTCTGTCTAGCATTTCTGGTTATGTAGTACATTTTTTTCAGAATAAATAATGCCATTCATGCTTGCTATCTCTGCTGTATCTGCTATTAAGCAAGGTGTAGCAATGTATAAAGAGGCAAAGCAAGTAGGTCAAGAAGTCTTTGGCATTTATTCAGAATTAAGTGATTCACTTGGATCTTTTTTTGACCATCAAGAAAAAGCCATTGCAGAGGTTAAACAAAAAGAAAAGAATCCTCCTAAAGGCAAAAGCATAAAAGCTCAAGCTCTTGAAAATGTAATCAAGAGGAAACAACTTGAACAGGCAGAGGAAGATTTAAGGCACACCCTTATTTATGATTCACCTCCAGAATTAGGTGCTTTGTGGTCTGATTTTCAAAAAGAAAGAGAAAAATTAGAAAAAGACAAAGCGAAGTTTGACCAAGAGCAAAAAAAAAGGACAAACTTGAGGAGAGAGAAAGAAAAGCAAGAAAAGAAAAGTGGGATCTTAGAATTGCAATCTGTATTGCAGTCTTGGTGGTCATCATCACAATCTTTGGCTTGATGTACTACATAAACCTAGACTATCAAAAAAGTAAAGTTGAAGAGCCTTGGCATATTGAGTTTAAAAAGAAATTTAAAGACAATAGCCAAGAATTTGAATGTTACAAAATATTTAGGGAAACTGGATATTCACCCAAATATTGTTTGTAAAAGGAAAAAAAATGTTTAATCCTTGGGTTTTGTTAGGAATTATCTTATCAATAATTAGTGCATTTGGGTCAGGATATTACAAAGGGGAAAATGATGAATCAGCAAGAAATCAAATTGAAGTTGCAAGACTTAATGAGAAAGCTAGGTCAGATGAGCAAAAACTGGTTAGCCAAAATTCAGATTCTCTTAAACAACTCCAAAAAGTAAATCAAGATGCAGATCAAAAACAAACTCAACTTAGGTCTGATTTGGCTAGTGCTAATCTCAGGTTGTTCATCCACACCAAAAGTGGCTTATCAATGCCCTCAGATCCCTCCAATGCAGATAGAGAAAAGGGAAGCGAACTTGACCAATCAGCTAGTAACTTCCTTATCAGCCTCACCACAGAAGGTGACAAAGCCATAAATGAGCTAAATTCTTGTATAGATCAATATAATAATGCTTACAAAATCATGAAAGGAAACCAATGAAAAACTGGACATTAAAAGGAGTTGTTACTATTATTGCTTGCATAGCTTTAATGGAAGTGGTGACATCTATGGTTTGGATGTTTGTTCAAGCTATCTTGGATCCAACTGTGGATGATAAGGTGGTGTTTGATATTGTTGGCCCAGCCTTTCAAACAGTGGTTGGTGGATTTATTGGCCTAATTACAGGCATTCATGTTGGAAAATCTGATGAATCTCAGTGAACACTTTACTCTTGAAGAGGCTACTTATTCTGAGACAGCCTCTAGACTTGGCATTAATAATCAACCAAGTGAACAACAATTAGAGAATATGAAAAAGTCAGCCCAAGGCATGGAAGAGGTCAGAGCCTTGTTGGGAAAGTCTATACATATTAATTCATGGCTAAGATTGCCAGAAGTTAACCAAGCAGTTGGAGGGTCTAAGATTTCTAGCCATATGGATGGTTGGGCAATAGACTTTACTTGCAAGGACTTTGGGACACCTTTAATGGTTGCAAAGGCTATAGAGGATGCAGGCATCAAATTTGACCAACTCATCCATGAATATGGTATTTGGACTCACATTAGCTTTGCTCCTGAGATGAGAATGCAAAAACTCACTATTTTTAACCCAGCCAAGAAATACAAATCTGGCTTACTTTCTAAGGATGAATATGAAAAACTTTAAAATTGAGGGCAAAGAATACAAATCTCCCAAAGCTCATTATGTAGTTTTGAGAGAACATGAAAAGAAAACTGAGCATGAGTTGCATAGACTAGAGGATAAGCTCAAAAAGCATGAGCACCTACCTATGGAAAAAGCTCATCCAGAAAAGAGCTAATTTAGTTTATTTTGATAATCAATATAAGTCTGAGGTAATGGCACATCTTTAGGCCATAAATCAGTCTTGATTAGAGTAAAGACAGTTCTAAGGTGTGCATCCATCCAGAACTGCTCTTTTTCCTCTTTGCTTAAATAATGGCCTTGGTCTAAGGCATGGTGACAGTCCCAACAGAGAGCCGCGATCATGTTGTCATCAGACTTAATTGACCTACCTTTCCCATGCACAGAGCTATTAGAGTGAGCACCAACTACTGTTTCATCCTCACATCCACAAGCATGACAGTGTAAATATCTAATATTGTTTAAGAGTTTGGTGCTCCTAACATATTGCCTTTTAGGGTGTGCTTTCAAGCTCTATTCCTTTTTCATCACACCAAGCCTGTAACCAATCTACAAACTGACTAGCTTGGTCTTTGGTGAATTTACGACTCTGGAGGCCTAATTGCACAAGTCTATGCCCATCTAAGGATGGTGCTATTTTGGAGGCATGTAGGCCTGTTTCTGTGGCAAATTGGTCTATTAAAAACCTCTTCCAAGATTCTGCATCCCACTTAGCTCCAAAATGTTGTGCTTGCTTAGTAATGTCAGCAATGATGGCATGAAACTTAGCATTTTGGTCATGGCTCCTATTTTCCTCCTCAACTGTCATGACTAGGGTTTTACCTGATTCCAAAGCAGTTTTCATTTTAGGCCATAGGTTTTTAATAAGAGCTGTGCCTTGCTCTACATTTACAAGTTTATATTGCATATTAGTCAACCATGATGTTTAGCATTCTGAGAGCTGACTCAATGCTATCTACAAGGCAAAATGGCCCTCCTTTCCAGTTTTCAGCAAAATGCTTTTGATTTTCATTAAACCCTTTTTTGCCATAACCAGTTTCTTTATTTTTAACCTCCATAAGCAAGGTTTGACCATGATAGCCAACCAATAAATCACAAGGTTCTTTGAGGTTATAAACAGTTGCTCCAACAGCTCTAAGAGCATCCACAATACCTTTTTGGTTGTTATCCACTCTACTTGCTAATCTCATTATTGTCCCCTTGCACGGATTTCATTTGCAATTCCGACTGCTGTTCCGTTTTGAGTGGGATGAGAAGTCAAACTTATATGCATTGCATAGCGTTGCTTTTCAGCAATTTCTGCACACGCTTCACGTTCACGTTTTGCTATTAAATTTGCAAAATGATGTAATAACACAATAAATGTATCATCATCATCTCTAACACTTATGGGAAATATATTCCAAGCAATGTTTATTATTTCTTCCTTAGTCATTTTCTAATTCCTTAATTTTTTCAGCAACATCTTTACCTAAATTTTTCAATAATGGATCCATCATTTTTTGCTTAACCATATCTCTGGTGTAGTCCCTAAAGCCTGGAGCTAATGCCAACTCAGCATAGAATTTAACTATGCTTTGGTATTCAGCATCCCAATCAAAGATTAAAGATCCATTTTCTGAGGGCATTTTGGTTTGTCCTTTCTCTTTTATATTCATCTTTTTTTTTAGGATATTTAGCCCTATCAAGTTGTTTGACAGGAACATCCCAAGGTTTAACTGGTTGCCAAATTGTTTTAAAAGTCATATTAATCCTAATAAAAAATCAGATGGATCATATCTATAAATGTTTATCAACCTTTGACTTGTTTGTTTCCAAGTATTTTTGTGAGATATACCATTTCTTTGTGCAATCTTAATCCAACCCATAGATTGCCAAAATAAGTTGGATTCCAAATCATCAGCACACCCAGCACTGAATGCAAAAGTTCCTTGAGTTTTGCCATAATCAACAACATGGTCTAAAAGTTTTCTACCTCTTAAAAATTTTCTAGCATCAGTTTGTAAACAAATTTGAGCTATTTTTCCTTTTTTACTAATAGCATGAGGAATTCCAAAACTTGCTAAACAAAAACCTACCAAATCATTATTACATTCAATAATAAATAATTTGTCATTACAAACATTACTCCATCTATCACCTGATTTTATTCCTGTAATAGCTGATTCATAAGCCATTTTTGGTATAAATCCAAGACTATTACTTTCCTTTTTTGATAATGAAATAATATAGGAAATGTCATTTAATGTTGCATTTCTGACTATTCCTAAATCATTTAATTCAAGAATTGCATTCATTTTGCACCTATGTATTCATGACAATAACAAATCCTATCTGCATGTCTTTCAGTCATTTCTTTTGACCAAAAGAAATCTGTTTTATTTTCCAAAGATCTTTTATATTGTCTAGATCTATCTTGCATATTGTGAGCTGTTGGTCTCCACAAAGGTGAATTATTCCTATATTCACCAAGTCTTACATGACTAGATTTAGAAAAATATCTACAACCCTCATTTACAAATATTTGACCAATTGCATCACTGATTCTTACTCCAAACCCTAGACCTTGGAAATCAGGAAGTATCACAGTTCTATGACCTTTCCATGCTTTTTTTAAGGTTCCAGAGGGAAGAGTGATAGCTGCGGCAAATCCAACAAGCGTTCCCTCCCATGTTGCGATCCAACATCGTGCACTTTTATTGAGGTTTCCTGTGAGATAGTGATGGTTGCGAAAGACTGACCATGCTTCGGTTGTGCAAGGAAGTATCTCCAATTCCAGAACTGGCCGAACTGACCCCCTTCCGACTGTGAGCCGGTTTGTAGTTGTGTCAAAAATCCAATCAGGCTGTAACCAATCAATGATGTCATAGTGACAAGAGGCAAACACCATATTTTTCAAGCCCTCTTTTCTGATATGCCTAGCTATAGCATAAGAACAAGATTTAGCCACATTTCTATCCACAACAGATGTAAATTCATCAATGATGGCATTGTCTTTTAAAGATCTAGACAAGTCAGCTCTGAACTTTTCTCCCATAGACAAAACATGATAAGGCTTTAACCAAGATGGTACAGAATTGAGTCCAACAGCACTGAGTTTGTTCTGAGCATCCAAAGCACTTTCAAAATGGCTACAAATGGCTTTATTAGGCTCCCAAGACACTTTTTCAGCCTCACCTATGGTAGATAGTATGGAAGATTTGCCACTACCTGATGCCCCTACAATCAAGCCTATTTGGAAATTTTCAGGCTTTTCAAAAAAAGGCACTTGAAATTTGGTTGATCCATCAAATTGAAAGTCAAATGATTTTGAGCATTCTTTGGTGATTTCATCTTGTTCAACAGTAGAAATTAATGTTTTCATACTACTTCCTTAATTCTTAATGCCTCTTTAGCAAATTCAAGGCTAATTTTCCTGACTTTATACCCCATTTCTTGTTTGGCAAGAATAATCCTAGCCCAATCTCTACCATCACCCATAGGCTCTTCAAGTTTCACCCAAACTTGTTCTGGAGGAGGTTCTTTCTTTTTCCATTGGTGCAAACTACATTTGGGTTTTTCAATTTGAACAGTCCAAGGGTTGGTACAACCAAACTCACTGCAAAGCAATCTTGCACCATCATCTTGAGGTTCTTGTTTTGATTCTGATTTTTTAAAGCTCATTTGTCATACTTCCCATCAATTATTTTTTGAAAATTACTAGCATTGACCATCCAAACAAGGTCTGGCCTCCAAGTTCTGTTATTGCTCTCAAAGCCTGAAGATAGTTTTGTGTCCTTGGCTATGTATTGGAAAAACTCATCCCACCAGACTAAACCCTCCTCCAAAGTGGTGTATCCATCTGAAAAGTCAGACTTTTGGGATGCTTGAGTCCATCTGTTTTTCAGATTGGTTTGCCTTGCTCCCTCCCAAACTCTAGGCTGAGTAAGGTGAGGTAAATGCTTTTGATAAAGTTTCAAAATCTCTTGATGAGGGCAAGTTAGGAGCTTTGCTCCTGACTGTATAGTATTAATAATTGGTTTATGGTTATTGGTTAATGGTTCATGGTTATTGGTTAGTTGCACATCTGTTGAACACCTGTTCAACACCTGTTCAACACCTGTTGATTTTTTAGCCTTTCTTTGTTCAGCAGAGATCTTTCCTCCTTTTGATTTTTTAGACAAAAGTTCTCTATATTGTTCAATTTCTAAATCACATCTTGTTTGATGCCAAGAGTCTTGATTTAATTTAAAGAAACTATGCAAAATAAGTTCAACATCATTTTCAGATGCTCCTACTTGAAATGCTAATACTTTAATATTATTGATTAAAGGTTTTTCAGAATCATAATAAATCCAGATTAACCTGAGATAGGCCATAGTCTGGGAATCAGAAAGCCTAGATGTGACCTTTAAAAAGTCACCAATATGATGTTGATAATAGTGCATTAAATGCCCTCGCAAACCTCCAGAAAAGAAACTATGGCAGGAGGGAGGTACTCTTTTCAAAAGGGGGATCAATCCCTTTCTAGCCCAGTTTCAAAATATTCTAACCTAAAATCTTGGTGTCTCATCAAACCATTCAGGTTTCAACACTTTCAATTGCCAAATCCTACCTTGGGGTATCTCAAACCAATTGTTAACAGCCTGTCTGCTAACTCCTAAGAGCTTGGCAAGTTTGGCTGGAGAGCCTGCAAGTGATATGGCTTTTTCTTTTGTCATGTCCTAAATTGTACAGATTTATTGACTTATTTTACTATTTTTGTTGTTTTAGGGTAACTACCTACAAAAAAGAGTAAATATTTGTTTACAATAAAAGGCATCAGGACAGCAAACTGATATTTAAATTAAATCTAAATTAAGGAACTAATTATGTGTAACAGAGCTTACTTTGAAGATGAAGATCCAGAAATTGCAGAACTTATATCAAAAGATTTTGCACAAAAACAATATCAATCCCACTATTTTGCACATCCAGATTGCCAAGACCCAGATCACCCAGGCTGTGCCAACTGTGAACCAGAGGAATATGAAAATGATTAAATTTAGAAAAGGGAATATTAATCCCACAACCAAAACATTTCCTAGAACATTGGCAGAGGCATTTCCTAATAACCCAGAACCAAACTTTGAGGAAAAAGGTTTTGACAAAGAGGACAAATTGGTGATGACAGCCTGTGTAGTGATTGCTTTTATTTTATTTACATTAATTATTTGGGGAATATTATGACTAATCAAGGAGGCAAATTAATTGCCACAGCATTTGTAAAGGCACAAAAAGAATTTGGGCCTGCTCTAAAGTCAAGCACCAATCCACACTTTAAATCCAAATATGCTGACCTATCAGCCTGTGTGGAGGCAGTCATTGATGCTTTGAACAACAATGGAATTGGCATGACACAAAAGCTCTATGAAAATGCAACTGGGGTAAGTGTAGAAACTATATTTTTACATGAGTCTGGTGAAACTTTAGAGTGTGGTGTTTTGCATGTTCCAGCAAGCAAACAAGACCCGCAAGGTTATGGCAGTGCTTTGACCTATGCAAGGCGGTACAGCCTGATGAGTGCCTGTGGCATAGCTCCAGAGGATGATGATGGCAACATGGCCTCTAGAAAGCCAGAAAAGCCTTTAGCAAATGAATCTGAAATGGTTGATTGGTTAGAGGCAATAGCTGAGTCTAGTGATTTGGATACTTTACAAAAGAACTTTGTTAAAGCCATATCAGCATCCAATGGTGACAAACAATGGCAACTCAAAATCATTGCTGTTAAAGACAAAATGAAAAAGAAATTGGAGACTAAATAATGGCTAAATCTAAATTTTCCAAAGATGTAACTAGAGTTTATGGAAAAATGCTAGATGCATTTACTGATGAAAAGATGGATGTAACTTTGTGTGCAACTATTGATATGTTGATTACAGTTTCAGATATTATGGAATTAGATTTCTTAGATGTTCTAACCCATCTGATAGACAGAAAAAAACAATTTAGTGAGGAAACAAAATGACTGAAATTGAACAAGGCACAGAGGAATGGTTCCAAGCTAGACTTGGAAAGGTAACAGCCTCTAGAGTTGCTGACATCATAGCCAAGACTAAATCAGGCTATTCCACATCAAGAGATAACTATATGGCTCAACTGGTCTGTGAAAGGCTTACAAGCAAGCCTATTGAGTCCTACAGTAATTCTGCAATGCAGTGGGGGACTGAGACTGAGCCGTTAGCGCGGGCGGCATATGAGGTCAAATACAACTGCATGGTTAACCAAGTAGGTTTTGTTCCTCATCCCACAATTGAAATGTCTGGAGCATCACCAGATGGTTTGGTAGATACAGGCCTCATAGAGATAAAGTGCCCAAACACCGCAACTCACTTGGAAACTTTGCTATCTGGAAAAGTTCCTAGTAAATACATTATTCAAATGACATGGCAAATGGGATGTACTCAAACTGAGTGGACTGACTTTGTGAGTTATGACCCTAGAATGCCAGAAAACTTACAACTCTTTTGTAAAAGGGTAAATTTGGATAAGTCTTATTTAATTGAGTTGGAGCAAGAGGTTATACAGTTTTTAAGAGAAGTTGAAGAGAAAGTAAATAAATTAAGGAGTTTAAATGTCTAAGATGATTTCAGAATTAACCACTATTGTGGGTTCCTACACTGACAAAGAGGGAAACAAAAAGAACAAGTATCATAGGCTTGGATTTATTTTTGACACACCTCAAGGCCACATGCTCAAGATTGAGTCTTTGCCTGTTTGTGAGCCTCCTTGGAATGGTTGGGCTTGGATCAATCCTCCAAGAGAAAAGAATTGGGACAGAAAAGAAAAAGATGATGATATTGGTTTTTAAACTCTAAATATGGAAATAATTATGAAACAAATTACTATTTTTGATGAAATTAATGAACTTTTTAACAGATCTAGATTGATAAGCAAGCACTTTGGGACAGAACCAAAAATGTTGGCTAGATCTACAGATCCAGTTACATCCAAAGAATCAGCCAAGACTGTGGACACAACTAAGTTAGAGGCAATTGTTTATGAGGCAATTAAGTCTTTTGGTAGTAAAGGATGTATATCAGATGAAGTGCTAGAACTGTTCCCAAAGCATAGATATAGTTCAATTACTGCCAGATATGCACCATTGCTTAGAAAAGGCTTTATAGAGGATTCTGGTGAGACTAGAAAGGGTAATTCTGGCAAACAGCAAAGAGTAATGAGGGCTATATGAATATAGGAAAAGAAACAAAAGCGTATTGGGGCGATAAGTTCATAGAAATACTAGACCCCCATAAGCCTGGGCATATTGTTCGTGTTTATCCTGATTATTGGGATGAGAAAGCCCCTATTCGGGAGCAGGGTGAGCCTGTGGCATATATGAGTAGCACTAAAAATAATCAATTAGTGAGCAAAACTCAATATGACAGCATGGATGAAAAAAATAAATTACATTTTGACATTCCTCTTTTTACTACATTACAACAACAAACATAATTAAAACTATTTTAGTAAGGTGAAAAGAATGACAAAAGAAGAAATTATTGAGACGGCTACTATTGCATACAAAAAATGCAATCACATACCTAATTTAAGAATACCTAAAAAATTTATTGAGACTTTTGCCAAACTAATAGCAGAAAAATCAAAGCAAGAGCAGGATGAGCCTGTGGGCAAGTTTGCAAAGTTTAACGATGGTATTTGGCGAGAAGTTACAGTTGGTTCTTCTGGAGTTCTTCTCTATACTCATCCTAAAGAATGGGTAGGGCTGACTGAGGAAGAGTTAATAGTTATAAAAGGAAAAACTTGTCCTGAAATTGATTGGATCGCAAGGCATGGAGTTCCGTTAAATAATGGGGAACAAAACGCTTGGTTTTTTAGTTGGTTTATGGCTTTTGCCAAAGAAATAGAAACTAAATTAAAGGAAAAAAACAAATGAAACACAAACACGCAGAATTGATTAAAAAATGGGCAGATGGTGCACAAATTCAACGTAAACAAGGAGAATTTTGGTTTGATAGTTATAGCCCAACTTGGGATAACGAATTTGAATACAGAATAAAACTAGAGGAAAAGGCAGATTTTGCTATATCAGCTAGGGTTAACTTTAGCCAAAGCAAAGACATAACTAAGGACATGGTTGTTTTTAGTAGAGTTGGAAAGCAAAATGTTGAATTTCTCTTTGATGGTGAGACTTTAGAGTTGAAGGGTCTGAGGAGAATTCCACAATGATTGAACTACTAGAACAGAGAAAGCTACAACTCCAAGCTATTTACAAAAAATGTCCAGACATCCAAATTGTTTATAGGCTCAGAGAAATAGAGCTAATGACTAAAAGATACAAGAAAAGGCTTGAATCTGAGGTAGATGAAAGTGGCATGAGGCCTGAATTGGAGCAATTAGCCAAGGAGTTAGCATGACCTATGATGATGAAATTGAGGCTAGATTTGAGGAGTTGCACCAAGATTACATCAATCAAAGGGATTTAAGGGCTATGATTGCAGGCAAGGTGCTCTCAGGCCTTATATCTACTTTATATCCAAGCTCTAGTTGGGAACCTGATGAGATGGTGCAAATGTCTGTAGATTTAACTGACAAGCTATTGGATAGATTAAATGCTTAATTTCATCTGTATTACCTCAATTTTGTTCATTGGAGCATCAGTTTTTATCTGTGTTTGTTGGTCTTATTTTGTATATATAATTACAAAAGAAGAGGATGAAAGACTCCAAAAAGCTATCAAAGAAAACAAAATTCACTTGACAAGAGATAGTGATTTGGGATAATTGAGGCTCCACTTTTTAACTTGCAAGGAACAAAAATGGGATATTATGGAATGGAAAAAGAGCCTAAAGGGGCTAAATCATCAGACAGAACTGGTGAGAAAATGGGTTCAGAGTCTGGCCCAAACAGCACTAAAGGCACAAAAGGCATGACTGGTGAGAAATTACCCAAAGGTGCTACAGCCTCAGATATGTCTGGCGAGAGAAAAGCCAAACTAGTTGGAGGAGTTGGCATGGGCAAGGCTGATAGCATTGGTGCTAGAGACATGAGCCACATGGGTAAAGTTGATGGTAGAACTGGTGAGTTCAACACAGGCTCAAGGGAGTCAGAGTGTTATTCTCATGAGAGAACACCACACATCCAAGATAGCATGTAAAAAGCGAAATACCCCAAAGATTAGTGGTCTAAGGGGTATTTCTAATCAACCCAAATAATAAGGATTTGAATTGACTACCTCAGATTGTAAGACTTGTAAGTATTTCTCCAAACAGAGTTATACAGACATGGGACTCTGTAAGAGGTTCCCAGAGCAACAGAATAAGCACTCCACAGATTGGTGTGGGGAGCATTTAGCCATTAAAGAAACCACAATTACATTGCCAAAACCTGACTTAGAAATAGATCAGACAGAAAAGAAAAAACTTGGCAGACCTCCCAAAAATATAGGGGGACAGGCATGATAACTCCATTAAGAGACAGAATAGCTGTCAGACCCAAGGTTAGAAAGCTCTCAGACATTATTATTGTTGAGAACACAGAAAAGTTTAATGAGGGGACTATTTTTGCAATTGGGCCATTGGTTGACCAAGCAAAAGTAGGTGATTTGATTAAATTTGGAAATGGAACTTACTTAGATTTTCCTATTTTCAAAGAGGCTGATGGTCAAGAGTTTCAGATCATCCAAGAGGCAGATATTTGTGCAATATTGGAGGAATAATGGCTAAAACTGGACTTTATGCAAACATCCATAAAAAGCAAGAAAGAATAGCTAGGGAAAAGGCAGAGGGCAAGCCTGTTGAGAAAATGAGAAAGGTTGGCTCTAAGGGTGCACCAACTGCTGAGGCATTTAAACAATCTGCAAAGACTGCCAAAAAATGACTAAAAAACATGACAAACCAATAGAGCACAAGACCACTGGGAAGGGCAAGACCTACAACCCAACAGAAAAGGGTGCTGGGATGACAGCCAAAGGCAGAGCTGAATACAATGCAAAGAATGGGTCAAACCTGAAGGCTCCAGCTCCAAACCCCAAGACAAAGAAAGATGAGGGCAGAAAAGCATCTTTCTGTGCAAGGATGGAGGGAGTTGTCAAAAACGCAAAAGGGCCTGCAGAAAGGGCTAAAGCATCATTAAAGAACTGGAACTGTTAACATGCCATTAAAAAAATCCACATCACCCAAAGCATTTAAAGAAAATATCAAAGCAGAGGTAAAGGCTGGGAAACCAGTTAAGCAGGCAGTGGCAATTGCCTATAGTGAAAAAAGAGAGGCTGAAAAAGCCAAGAAAAAGAAATAAAGGAAACACAAATGTTCAATTTCAAACATGAAGTCCAAGATGTAAACCTCATCATTACAGCTCTAGAACACAAAGCTAGAGATATTCAATTGTTAATCCAAAAGTTAACAAAAGAAGCTAATGCTCAATTACCAACTCAAGCTCCAATAGAGGCAGTTGTTGCTAATCCTGAGACACCTCCAAATAACTAAAAGTTATAAATAAATCAAATATATACTTAAATTTACAATATGGGTGCTCCACTAGGTAATATTAATTCATCAAAGGGAAAATTGTTTCAGGAAAAACTGAGGATGATTCTTTCTCAAGAGCCACATAGAGCTAGGCAAGTTGCTGAGGTGTTAATCAGCAAGGCTGAAGAGGGAGAACCTTGGGCAATTAAAGAGCTGATGGATAGGATAGATGGGAAAGCAGTTCAGTCCACAACTCTTGAGGATGCAAGTGGAAATGTCATCATGCCTCATCTTCAGGTCACATTTGTAAAGCCAGATGGAGCAGAGTGAACTTAATCAAGCTATTAAAAAGGCTGAGTTTCCAGTCAAGCTCCAGTGCCTGTTTGAACCCTCTAGATATAAATGCATCTTTGGAGGAAGAGGGTCAGCAAAGTCTTGGTCTGTTGCGAGAGCATTGCTCATCTTGGGTGCAAAGCAAGTCCATAGGATTTTGTGTGCAAGGGAATTCCAGAACTCCATATCTCAATCAGTTCATAAGCTATTAAGTGACCAGATAGTAGAGCTTGGCCTAATTGGGTTTTATGAGATAACCCAGTCCTCAATCAAAGGAGCAAATGGAACTGAGTTTTCCTTTGTTGGCCTAAAGAACAATCCACACAATATAAAGTCATACGAAGGGTGTACCATTGTTTGGGTTGAGGAGGCGCAAGCAGTGTCAGCTAGGTCATGGGATATTTTGATCCCAACTATAAGGGCAAAAGACTCAGAGATTTGGATAACCATGAACCCAGAACTGGAGTCAGATGCCACATACCAAAGATTTATCCTCCACAAGCCTGATAATTGCATCACAACCAAAGTCAACTGGTCTGATAATCCTTGGTTTCCAGAAGTCTTAGATCATGAGAGGAGAACTCTTCAGGCCAGAGATCCAGAGGCCTATAACACTGTCTGGGAAGGATTGTGTAGGCAGACTGTGGATGGAGCTGTGTTTGCAAGGGAAATGCAAAGTGCTGAGTTGGAGGAAAGAATTACCAAAGTCAGATATGACCCTACCAAGCCAGTTCATGCTGTGTTTGATCTTGGATGGGCAGACTCCACAGCCATTTGGTTTGTGCAGTTCATAGCCCAAGAAATCAGGTTTATTAGATATATTGAGGACAATCAGCAGACTGTGAGCCATTATTTGGCTTTGATGCAAACCTTTGGATATGTCTATGACACTTTGTGGTTGCCTCATGATGCTCAGAATAAGACCTTGGCGGCTCAGGGTAGAACCATAGAGGAAATTGTCAGAAATTCAGGGTTCAAGACCAAAATCATTCCAAGAACCAGTATTGCAGACTCAATAAATGCCTCCAGAACCATGTTCAGAAACTGTTTCTTTGACAGAGATAATTGCTATGATGGGTTGCAATGTCTGAGACACTATAGGTATGAAGTTGACCCAGAGACAAAAGCATTTAGTAAAAACCCACTTCATGACCAATATTCACATGGAGCTGATGCTTTCAGAATGGTTGCCTTGGGAGTCCAAGAGACTAGACCAAAAAGACCAAAACAAGTAAACTATGCACCACCACAATCATGGATGGCACTATAAATGGCACTAGATCCTCAAGAAACAGACTATGACCCCATCATTGATGAGGCCAAACAATTTCTAAAGTTTGCAAATGATGCAGACACCATGAACAGACAAGAGGCTTTGGAAGATCTCAAGTTTGCATCTGGGGGGGATCAATGGCCTGTTGACCTACAAAACTCAAGAAACTTAGAGTCCAGACCAGTTTTGACTATTAATAAACTGGATGGCTATTGCAGACAAGTAACTAACCAACAGAGACAACAAAGGCCAAGGATTAAGGTTCATGCCACAAATACTGTGGAGGACGCGGCAGATGCAAAAGTAGTCCAAGGAATGGTCAGGCACATAGAGGTAAATTCCAGTGCAGATAATGCTTATGACAATGCTTATAACTATGCTGTACGCATGGGTTGGGGATATATCAGAGTTGACCATAGATATGTAAGGGAAGATTCTTTTGACCAAGAAATCTACATAGATCCTATTGACAATCCCTTTACTGTTTATATGGATCCCAACTCTATAGCAGTTGATGGCTCAGACCAAGAAAAGTGTCTGATTACATCCATGATGCCTAAATCTGTGTTTAAGCAGATGTATCCAGATGCCCAAGACACTTCCTTTACCTCTAGAGGAACTGGAGACACTCAGTCTGAATGGATTACTAGGGAAGATATTAGGGTTGCAGAATACTTTTACACAGTCAGAGAAAAAGCCAAACTCTATTTATTGAGTGATGGCTCTGCTAGATTTGCAGATTCCAAGGACTTTTTTGAAAAGATTAAGAGATCTGGGCTAGAAATAGTGGATGAAAGGCCAAGTGTCAAAAAGACCATTAAATGGAAAAAACTGACAGCAATTGAGGTCTTGGAGGAGAGAGATTGGCCTGGCTACTACATCCCAATTGTTCCAGTTTATGGAAGGCATGTGGTCATTGGTGACAAGAGGAAAAAGTTTGGAATGGTGAGACATGCGAAGGACAGCCAGCGCATGTACAACTTCTGGGTCACATCCATGACTGAATCTGTGGCCTTGGCTCCAAAGGCTAAATGGATCATGGCAGAGGGTCAAGATGAGGGTCATGAGAATGATTGGGCAAGTGCCAACATCAAGTCAATGGCTACTTTGAGATATAAGCAGACTGATATTGATGGAAACCCAGCTCCTCCTCCAACAAGACTTCAGCCAGAGCCTCCTCCAGCAGGGATTATGACTGCCGCTAGTCAGATCAATGATGACATGGCTACTATTATTGGCATTTATGACCCAAGCCAACAGCTCCCAGGCAATATGTCTGGAAAGGCTCTAAATGGTCAACAAATGCAGATTGATCTGACCAATTTTGACCTTTATGACAATTTAACCAAGTCCATAGCCCATATTGGTAAGATCATTTTGGATCTAATTCCTCATATTTATGACACTGAAAGGGTAATGAGGATTATTGGTGATGATGGAAAGCCAGACCTTTTGACCATTAATCAAAGGGATGCAGTTGGAAGAGTCATGAATGATGTGACTGTAGGCCAATATGATGTGGTGATGGAGACAGGCCCAGGGTATAACTCCAAGCGTCAAGAGGCAGTTGAGGCAATGATGCCATTGCTGTCTGGAAATGAGCAATTGTTCAATGCCGCTGCAGACTTGGTGTTCAGGAACATGGACTTCCCAGGTGCTGAGGTGATTGCAGACAGACTTGCAACTCTGAACCCATTAGCCCAGATTGATGAACATTCTGAGATTCCTCCACAGGCTCAGATGGCAATTAAGCAAGCCCAAGCTCAAGTCCAACAGCTCACACAGCAGTTACAGGCTATGCAGTTGGCTATGAAACAAAGACAAGATATTGAGCAAGTCAAGCAACAGGCTGAGACACAGAGGGAGTTGATGAGGCAGACTGCCAAGGCTCATAACACTGAGTCTACTTTGGAGGCTAGGGTTCATGATGTGAACACCAAGGCCATCACAAGTCAAAACAGGTCTGAAATTGAGGCCATCACAGACTTACTTTTGCACAACATGGACACTGCAAGGCTAGAAAGGGAAATAGCAATGAGAAATCAGGAGCAGTACCAAGCAATAATGCAGGCTGACCAATCCATTATGCCTAATCAGCAACAATAATTGACAGCCTTATAATTTTGGGTTATATTGCCCACAAACCTTACTAGTCAGGCAGACTAGGCAAAATACTTGAGGAAACTCATGAGTGATAGACAAGCAAGTAATGTAATTACTTCAGAAAATTCAGGTGATTTTTATGCTAACAAACTTGGTTTAGCTGAGACCCAAAGTCCTGACCCTGCAGAGACTCCCTCACCAGAGGTTGAGCAACCTGAGCTGACAGAGACAAAAGAGGATCAGAGTTTACCAGAGGCACAAGAGGAAACCAAACCAGTAGAGGAAGGTGTCAGAAAGCCAAAACTTGAAAAGAGGTTTGATAAAGTCATCAAAGAAAGGGAACTTGCCAGAGCAGAGGCTCAAAAGGAAAGGGAACAAAGAGAGGCTTTAGAGAACAGGCTTAAAGAACTTGAACAAGCTAGTAAGCCCCAAGTGGCAGAAAACCTTGATAAAGAACCACAGCCTAGTGATTTTACTGATGCATTTGAATATGCAAAGGCATTAGCAAAATACTCAACTGAAAAGGCACTAAAAGACAGAGATATTGCTGAACAGCAAAAGCAAGCAAAGGCAGAGAAAGACAAGGTTTTATCATCTTGGAGTTCTAAGTTAGAGCAAGCAAAGGCTGAACTTCCTGATTATGAGGAAATGATTGCATCATCAGATGTGACTGTTTCAGATCAAGTTAGGGATGCTATTTTGGAAAGTGATGTTGGGCCAAAGATCTTGTATCACTTAGCAGAGAATCCTGAAGTAGCAGAAAAAATTGGCAAGATGTCATTGATTAGTGCTTTGAGAGAAGTTGGCAGATTGGAGGCTAGATTTGAAAAGCCTACAGAGACACAAAAGCCTACTGTTAGAAAGAGCAATGCACCAGCACCTATCAATCCTATTAGAGGGGGTTCTAATGTTGAAGTGCCAATAGATTCAAATGGGAATTTTAATGGCACTCCATCACAGTGGAAAGAACTCAGGAAAGCGGGAAAGATAAGGTAAACAATTTTTAACTTTTTAAAGGAACAGAAATGGCAAATAATTTGCTAACGATATCCAAGATCACTAATGAAGCATTAATGGTCTTAGAAAACGAACTCACATTTTCAAGTGAAGTTGATCGCAACTATGACGATCAGTTTGCCGTAGTTGGCGGAAAGATCGGCAATACAGTCAATGTCCGCAGACCTGGTCGCTTCATTGGTACAACCGGGCCCGCACTCAACGTAGAGGACTTCAATGAAACTTCGGTGCCGGTCACTCTATCAACGCAATTTCACGTGGATACGCAATTTACTACGCAAGACCTGGCCCTATCACTCGATATGTTCAGTGACCGCGTATTGAAACCCGCAGTAGCTGCTATTGCAAATAAGATAGACCGTGATGGATTACAGATGGCGGCTTTGCAAACAGCAAATATCGTCGGGACGGCCGGGACACCCCCCACAGGCCTCATCACCTATCTAACTGCTGGCGCATATCTTGATGCAGAAGGTGCACCAAGAGATGGTCGCAGAGCATGTATTGTTGAACCCTTTACATCAGCAACTATTGTTGATTCACTAAAAGGTTTGTTCATGCCACAAGAGGCGATAGCGGAGCAATACCGCAAAGGCCTTATGGGCCGGGACAGCGCTGGGACCAATTGGAAATTGGATCAAAACGTGGTCAGTCAAACCTTTGGCTCTTACAGTGGAAACACACTCTCTGCTGACACAACAACTGCTACAGGCCAAATTGGTTACTTGAACAGTGGTTGGTCACAGTATTCAACAATCCAGATCAAAGCATCTACAGCATCTACATTGAATGCTGGTGATGTGATCCAGATTGCTGGTGTGTATGCAACTAACCCACAAAACAGACAGGCTTATGGCTCTGGCAAATTGCGTAATTTTGTAATTCAGTCCACTACAACAGTTGGAACTTCAGCTACAAACATTACAGTTAGCCCTGCAGTCATCACTGGTGGTCAGTTCCAGAACTCTATTATTATTGGTACAACATCTTCAACAGCAGTTGTTACACCATTCAATAACACTGGCACATTGTCACCACAAAACATGCTCTTCCATCGCAATGCATTTACGTTAGCGGTAGCTGATCTTGAGTTGCCCGAGGGTGTGCACTTTGCAGGCAGAGCCTCTGACAAGGAAGTTGGTTTGTCCATGCGTGTTGTGCGCCAATACACCATCAACAACGATTCAATCCCAACAAGGCTTGATGTTCTGTATGGTTGGGCACCGCTGTACCAAGAGCTTGCTTGCAGAATCGCGGCTTAATCATTAACATTTACATTAAAGGAAATAAAAAATGAGTAATCCCGGACCAGCAACCACAGTCTCAGCACACCCAAGTAATGTCACCACTAATCAGGCTTTGCGCTTGATTGGTGTGGCAAAGGGTGTTAACTTGAATGCAGTTGCATTTACCCCAATCCCTGTTAACAACTCCACAGCATATTTGCCAAAAGAGTTGATTGTTACCAATGTAAACAACAATGGATCAGTGGTAAGTTTGTCAACTAGCACAGCACTAGGCATTGCAACAGTAAACTCTGGTTCACCATCAAGTTTATTTGGTGCTCTAACAACTGCTCAACTTGCATCTTTGTCAACTTCCACACTAGGAACTGCCTATGTAGATTCAAGCTCAACCAGTTTGTCTTATGCTAACCAAACTTTATATGCCAATGTGACAGTTGCATCAGGTGCTACTGGAACTGGTGATGTATATGTTTATGGCTATGACTTTAGCTAATACAGCTTAAAAAAAAGAAGAAAAGCTACTCTCAAAAGGGGTAGCTTTTTCTGTTTTAAACAGTACAATTTCAATTTTCAAAGGAAAAAAACATGCCCTCTACCACAATTGCAAGGGGAAATGCTTTAAGCACTTTCTACATTTCTCCCACATTTTCTAATGCCTCTAACACACTAGCGGCCAACACCACAACAGCAGTTACTTATACAGTGCCAGGCCTCCTGACCACTGATTTAATCATTGTTCAAGGTGTAATTGGTAATCAAACTGCTGGTGTCTTTATCGCAGAGGCTGATTGTTTAACAAACAATGTTTTAACAATTCAGTATGGTAATTTGACAGCTAGTGCATCAGCAGTGCCTGCATCTGGTCAATATGTAATCCAGATCACCAGAGCTGAAGGCCCATTACCAGTAACAGCAGTTTAATTATGGCTAATACCAGTGTTTACAGACCTATAGGCCAGACCTATGCTGTTGCAGTAACCACAACTGCTAGTAATTCTTTGAGCATTGTTCCTGTTGGCAATGACCAAATCAATTACTGTGCATTTTTGAATACTGGCTCTACACCTATTGCCATTTCAATTGCTCCTTTAAATCCTACAAGCATTACTGCACCTTCAGCAGTATTGCCCACTGCAGGCAACACCTCAACATCATTTGTCTTGGGCATATCTATGTCTCAGCCAACTGTGATTGCAGTGCCTGCAAATGGATTCAATTTGAGTGCAGTTGGGACAGCTAATACTCTATATGTAATGCCTGTGGCAGATCAATCATGACCAATCAAGTAGCTTACACAACTTCTTACAATGTTACTGAGGTAAACAACATTGCTGGTAGTCCCTCCATTCAAACTGGATTTGGAACAAGTCCAACTTTGACAGGAGCTAACACAAAATGTTTCCAAGTAAAGATTGGTTCTGGTGGCTCTACTGGAGGCACTATCACTTTACCAACAGCACCAAATGGATGGTCTGCTCAAGCTAACAATGTATCTGAGGCAAACACTGTTTATTTATTGCAAACAGCATTTACTCAGAACTCTGTTACTTTGGCATCATTCAAAAATGCTGATGGTACAAGTGCCACAATGAATGCAGGCGATATTCTGCTTATTAACTGCTTTTCATTCTGATGACTGCTCCTGCCCTAACATCTGACCAAAATCTATTGCCTGTTCAGGCATATTTCAATTTGGATGGTAGTTTCAACACTTTTATAGGGCAAGGACAGCCTTTTTATGCTACTTTTAATCCATCTCAAAGTGGGTTAAACATCACCAATAGCACAATAAATAGCACCACAATTGGACTTGTAACTCCATCTTCTGGTGCTTTTACCTCTATTTCTACAGTTACAGGCACTATTTCCACAACTCCAAGCAATCCAACTGACTTGGTTAACAAGAATTATGTGGATATGTTTGTTCAAGGCTATGCCATCAAAGCAGAATGCCAAGTTGCCTCAACTGGGAACCTTACTTTAAGTGGATTGCAAACCATAGATGGCTATACCACTTTAGCCAATGATAGGGTTTTGGTAAAGAATCAAAGCACATCATCACAAAATGGCATTTATGTGGCCTCTTCAGGAGCTTGGTCTAGATCAAGTGATGCAAATACTTGGAATTCACTGATTTCAGCCTTTACATTTATTCAAAATGGCTCAACTCAACAGAATTCTGGTTGGGTATGTACTATTACTAGTGGTGGAACATTGGGAACCACACCAGTGACTTGGAGCCAGTTGGCAAGTGCGGCCAGTTACTTTGCAGGCACAGGGCTGACCCTTTCCTCATACACTTTCAGCATTACTCCAGTTGGCACAGCAGGCACTTATGGTTCTGCATCAACTGTTCCAGTATTTGTTACAAATGCATCTGGTCAGGTGACATCTGTAACCAATACATCTATTAGCATTGCTCCTAGTCAAATTAATGCAACTATTCCTAATTCTGGATTGACTAATAGTTCAATCACTATTAATGGAACTGGCATTAGTTTGGGTGGATCAGCCACTATAACTGCTGTAAATCCAAATGCTTTGACCATTGGAACTGGTCTTTCAGGCACTAGCTACAATGGTTCAACAGCAATTACCATAGCAAATACTGGTGTTTTGAGCTTTTCTGGAGGCACAACAGGCTTTACTCCTAATACTGCCACAACAGGAGCTGTGACCCTTTCTGGCACTTTAAATGTGGCAAATGGAGGCACAGGAGCCACAACCCTGACAGGCTATGTTTATGGCAATGGTACAAGTGCAATGACTGCATCTACAACCATTCCCACATCTGCTCTTTCAGGTAATTTTGTATCCACATTTCAGACTTCTTTGTCTGGATTGACTCCAAGCACTGCAACAACTGGAGCTGTGACACTGGGAGGAACTTTAGGGGTAAGCAGTGGTGGAACTGGAGTAACTGCATCTAGTGGTGCTAATTCTGTGGTTTTGAGAGATTCAAACCAAAATGTATTTGCTAATAACTTTATTCCAAATACCACTACAACCACAGCATCATCCACTCCAATCAATTTAACTGTTGCATCATCTCAGTATCAAATTGTTAATGGTACTGTGACATCACAGACATTTAATATGCCTGATGCCACTACTTTAGTGGTTGGGGATACTTTTTACTTTAACAATAATATTACTTATTCATCTGTACAAATTAATGCACATGATGGATCTACATCACTTTTGGCATTACAGGCTGGGGGGGCCTCGCACCTAATCCTCCTCAACAATGGCACAACAAATGGCACTTGGGATGTTCACTCTTATGTTCCAAGCACAGCCTCTTGGGGAACTGCAACTCTAAACTTTAATACTTCAAGCAGTATTTCTGGCTCAGTTTCTTGGCAAGGTAATTTAGTTGGCCTATCTTATGGTGGAACTAATACTAATTTGACAGCCTCTGCAGGATCAGTGGCTTACTCCACAGCCTCTGCAATAGCTTTGACTTCTGTTGGCACAAGTGGTCAGTTTTTACAGTCAAATGGCACAGGAGCACCTACTTGGGCAACTCCAGTAAGCTATGCCACAGTCACTGATGACACTACCACTAATGCAACCAGATACCCATTATTTGCTAACCAGACCTCTGGAAGTTTAAGTACAGAGTACACAAGTTCCACAAAACTTCAGTACAACCCAAGCACTGGTGTTTTGACATCCACATCATTTACTGGTTTAGGCACTGGACTCACAGGCACAGCCTCAAGTTTGTCTATTGGTGGAAATGCCTCAACTGCAACCAGTGCTACAACTGCCACAAATTTGGGTGGTGGAGCTAATGGATCTTTGCCTTATCAAACAGCATCTGGAACCACAACATTCTTATCTGCAAGCACAAATGGCTATATTTTGACTTTGGCTGGAGGGGTTCCCACTTGGGCAACAGCTCCAGTATCAGGGATAACCATTACAGATAATACTAGCTCTAGTTCTACTTATTACCCAACTTTGACCACTGCCACAACAGGCACTATCACTGGGGAAACAACAAGTAGCACTAAATTAAGCTATGTTCCTAATACAGGAATATTGTCAGCCACAGGGTTTACTGGTGCTCATAATGGAACTGTTGGGGCAACAACTCCTACAACTGGAGCATTTACTACAGTAAGTGCATCTGGTACTTCCACTGGAGCAGAGGTTATTGCCTCAAATGGTCTTTTTGTCAACAATTTAACAATTGGCACAAGTTACACATTGCCATCTGGTTATTCAGCTCATTCAGTTGGGCCAGTATCATTAAGTAATGGAGTAACAGTTACAGTCCCATCTGGTAGCAGATGGATTGTTCTATAAAGGAAAAAAAATGGGAACCTTAGTCTTTCAGCAAACCAGTGGGGGAACAGTCAATGTGGTGGCAAACAACACCACAGGAACCTACACTTGGACATTGCCTGCAGTTACTGACACATTTGTAGGGGTAACAAGTACACAAACCCTGACAAACAAAGGTCTAACAGCTCCAGTTTTAGGGAGTTGGACTACCTCCACAAGGCCAAGCTCTCCAAGTGTGGGTCAAATTGGCTTTAATACCCAAACAGCAATGTATGAGGGCTATACAGGATCTGGTGGTTGGGGAGGCTTGGGAGGAGCACAGGCTAGTGGAGCCATACAAATAAATAACAATTCAATTACATCTAGCTATACAATCATGTCAGGACAAAATGGGCTATCAGTTGGGCCTATTACAGTCCAATCTGGCTCAACAGTTACAGTTTCTAATGGACAAAGGTGGGTGGTTTTATGAGTACAACTTTAGCAGCGGGAACAGCCACAAGTGGCGCAGCGTTATCTTCTGACACTTCTGGAATACTTCA